TTGAAAGCCCGAACGTGTCTGGGATGCGCTCGGCAATCTCCAGAATGTATTCCCGATGCGGCGAAGTCTTGAGCAAGTGCAGATCGCCAAGAAGTTTGTCGCCGCTGATGCGCATCGTGTCGATAAAGCCGACGATGTCTCCTGCGCCTCCGCTGTGGTTCAAAACGACTTTCAGCCCGCCGGTGTATTCTTCTGCGGCCGCTTTCACCTGCTCCAGCGTCTTGTCGTCAATCATCACGCCGTGGCCCAGCGCCGGTCCTTTAGTGATCAGCGAGACGCCGCGAATGATACCGGCTTCGGCATCGATGACGCCGGCGGAGGCTGAGAAGGTAATGACGGGTTCCATCGCCTAAGCGATGGCCGTCAAAACCGATCAGCGCTTGGGCTTCTTTTTCCTGACCTTTGCAACGACCACGGCAGGCTTTTTGCCTTTCGCGCCGATCCACGGAGCGACGGCAAAGACCATTCCAAGCCCGGCCGCGACGCTTGCGAACCGTTCAAAAGTAAGCAGCGCCCGATCCGCGGCGTCCTTGTGCGTGCGCGAAATCGTCAGCTCTTCGTGCAGCGCCTTGTTGATCAGCGCCGTCATCGGCTCGATGACCGCGTAAAGTTCGGCAGTCATGGCCGGCGAGTTCAGCGTTTCAATTTGCCCGGCGTCGCAGGCTGACCGCGCTTTTTTGAGGTAGGCTGCAACGAGTTTGTGCTGCGCCACGAGTTCCGCCGGGTTGCCGAATTCCGAGAGCAATCGCTCGGCCTCGGCTTGGAGCTTCGCCAGCGAGTCGCAAAACTCTTTGGCGTCGATGAGTCCCTTGCTCGCCTTCGCCTGACCGTCCACGATAGCCAGCCCGTAAATGTCGAAAAGCGGACTGAGCACGTTGCTCGTCATCTCGAATTCTTTGTCACTCGCCGCGATGTGCTTCGAGACCGATTTCACGGTGACCACTCCGACGCCCGCGAAACAAATCACGGTTGCAGCGAGCGCAGCGGTGATGACCTTCGGATTCATTATTTCTTGAGCAGCTTGCCCGGATTCTTGGAATACTTTTTTGCCAGCGTCGTGATGCCGTCGATGATCTCCGGCGCGAGCAATCCGGCGACTCCGTAGGTCACGGCCTTCACGAGCGAGCTGACTTCGATTTGCTCAACGATAACCCAAGCGAGCGTCGAGACGATGGCCGCCATGATGACGCGCCGCACGCTGTCCCAGATCGTCCCTTGGATCGGGTTGGCCAGTAGGCGAGCAATCATGCCAGCGCCGCCGATGACCGCAGTCAGCCAGCCGGTTTCTTTCCAGAGCCTAGCGACTTCCATGAGGTCTTTGTGCTCGTTCATTTTTTGCGCATCTCCATGATTTTCTCAAGAGTGCGCCCGCCGAAATAGAACGACATGATGAGCATCCCCCACTGTCCGAGCAGCGAAACGTAAGACTCGTTGGCGTTGTATCCGAAGGCTGACATGCCCGCGAAAATAAAGTAGCCAGCAAGGATCGCCGCGAGCGTCATTGGCCGAATGTTTTTCGACCACCACGAGTCCGAAGCCATGTCCGCTTTGAGGCGGTCGGTCAGGTTGTCTTGCTCGACGCGGTAGGCTTCGAGGTCCGCGTTCATCTTCGCCAGCTCGCCGTTCTGCGCCAACGCCGTGAGTTCCAGCTGCGCCTTCGCCTTCGCCTCGGGGTCAGGAATTAGTTTGTCGATCAGCTTCGTGCCGATCCCGAGAACTTCAGCGAGTGGGAACATGGGTTATACCCTTTTCGGATTCGTCAAACGCCGGAACAGAAAATAAGGAAGCCAGACCCACTTTGGGATTCGCGTCACGCTAACCTCGGTGCCTTCGATTCGCGGCATCTCCGCGTCCCAGACTTTCACGCGAATCGGCGAGCCGTCCGGCGAGGTGCAGCTAATTATAGACACGTTGCGCGTGGGAGCGCGGCCTCGGCTCCAGTAGTTGTCATATTGGCCTAGTTCAATCGTGCCCGAGATGGAGCACCCGTAGAGCGATAGCCCGTCAATGGAGCCTTTGGCCGTAATCGACCCCTGAACGATGCAATGCTGGACGACATAATCCTTGCCGCGCACGAAGTCTATCGAGTCCTCCTGCGAGGCTGGAATGGTAAGACCTGACACGCAGAGGTTCGACACGTTGGAGCCTTTTACGAGATCGTCGTAGTTCTCGGGGTCGAGCGGAGCCTGCCACTCAGCCGCGTCCACCGTCAGCCCGTTGTCCTGCGGCCCAACGTAGCTGCGCCAATTCGTGTCGGAAGTTCCGCTCATTCGACCTTCGTTTCCTTGGGCTTTAACGCCTCGGCAATCTGTTCCGCGCACTTGCGTAGCAACTCATGCTGTTCGGCGGGTAATGGAGCCAGACGGCTGCCTGCGTAGAGGTTCTGGAGGGCTTGTTCAGTGGTCATGTGTTTAAGCGTTTGCAATGGTGGTCACGGTGCCGGATGAGCCGCGATATTTGAGTGCGCCGGATTCAACGTAGAGCTGGCCCATGCCTGCGGGTGAGGAGCTTGGCGCGGTGCCGTTGGCAATAGCGATAACCTTTGCGGCAGATGTCCCAACACTCGTCGTCCCCACCAGCAGATTACCGCTGCTGTCGATGCGCATACGCTCGGAGCCGTTGGTTGCAAAGTACAAATAGTGAGATGCCGTGCTACCAAACATTCCGTCTTCACCTGTTTGATTATTAAATCCAAATAATCCACTAGCACTGTAAATACTGGCTCCAGTTGTACCGTCAGATACCCGCAATATCTGACCAGACCCACGAACTTCTAATTTTACCGCCGGACTCGTCGTCCCAATGCCGACGTTGCCAGCAGCCGTTAGAACCATTGCTTGGGAAACAGTCTTGGTGTAAAACTCAAAATTCCCGTCTGTATCTACACGAAATGTTCCGTTATCGGCTCCGGCTTTTGTAAAAAAGATGCCCTGAGTAGTAGTTGCGTCTATTTGTAAACGGGTGTTTGCGTCACCCGAGATATGTAGCTTAGACGCAGGACTCGCCGTCCCAACGCCTAGGCCGATGGTGCTAAAACTGGACAGAACGGTTGATGGCGCTGCCTCGGTGCCCGTTAAGAGATTCAAAAAACCCGTGCTGCGGTCATATTGCCACGCCGTAATTGTTTCTGCGGGTGAGCCAAATTGAATTGTTGATTTTGTGCCTACGGAATAAAGTTTTGTTCTGTCTGCAGACGTGCCACTTTTTGATTCGATTTGACCCGTCGCGCTCACCGTCGTAAACGCTCCCGTGCTCGGCGTCGTCGTTCCGATGGCCGTGGAGTTTAGGCCGGTGGAGGTGAGCGTTGCGACGGTCGCCGTAGCGGAACCATCCGAGTCTGCCGTCACAAAGGTCATCGTGCCGTTAGTGCTAGTGTTCGGACCAAGTGCCCAAAGCTGGGAATCACCTGTGCCGTTGTTACGCAACATCAGACTGTTTGCGGCGTAAGGCAGGCCAGCACCGCTAAACGATGCAGAGGTGCTCGCGCTCAACGTCGTAAACGCGCCCGTTGCTGCCGTGCTGCCACCGATGGCCGTCCCGTCAATCGTCCCGCCGTTGATGTCCGCCGTGTCCGCCACGAGCGAGTCAATGTTGGCCGTGCCGTCGATGTGTAGGTCGCGCCACTCATGCCCTGTTCTTCCAAGGTCGTACTGGTTGTCAGTTGCTGGGTCGATGTCAGACGCCACGCGAGCGTTGAAATTCACCGTGTCCGAGTTGCTGCTGCCGAGGGTCGTGTTGTCGTTTACGGTCAGGCTCGTGAAGACGGCGGTGGTCGGGGTCGTTGCGCCAACCGTGCCGTTAATATTGATTGAGGCCGTGCCCGTTAGGTTCGTGACCGTGCCGCTTTGAGGCGTGCCGAGGATTGGCGTCACGAGGGTTGGGCTGGAAGCGAACACCAGCGCGCCCGATCCCGTTTCGTCGCTGACCGCCGCAGCAAGATTTGCGCTCGACGGCGTCCCGAGGAACGTCGCAACGCCGGAGCCGAGACTCGTCAGCCCGGTGCCGCCGTTCGCGACTGCGACGGGCGAGGTGAGCGAAAAGACCGAGCCGGTGAGCGTCAGCCCGGTGCCGGCGGTAAATGTGCCTGCACCCGAGAACTGCGACCACGGCAGAGCGGTCGTTCCAAGCGTGCCGCCTGCGTTCGCTGTGCAGACGAAACCGCAATCGGCGTTCGTCGTGCCCTGCTCGATAAACGTAAAAGCCGAGGTTAGCGCGTCCCACGTGTTCGCGTCCGTCGTGCGCGTCCACGATCCCGATGCGCAGAGATAAATTCCGTTGTTCTGCGAAAGGCTCTGATTTTTGACCAGCACGCGATTTCCCGCGACGATGCTCACGCCGTCGATTGTCTGCGCTCCGCTCAGCGTGATGTCCGCCGTCGTGGCTGCGACGCACGAAGCTTTCGCGTCGAGTCCTTGCGCGACGGTGTCCACGTAAAGCTTGTTTGCGATGTCGGTCGAACCGCTCGGAGCGTTGGCAACGGTGCCGGCTGTTGCGGTGAGGCTCGCAATCGTCCCGAGCGAGGTCAGCGAGGAGGCGGTGACGCCGGCTGCGAGCGTAGTGCCCGAGAGCGTTCCGGCCGGCGCAATGACCGCAGCCGTCGTGATTGAAGTCGTCAGGCCTTTGGCGTTGATCGTGACGATTGGAATCGCGGTTGAGCTGCCCGTCGTTCCAGCGCTTGCCACGGTCGCAAGCGTGCCCGCCGCCGTGACGTTGCCGGTGCCGTCGAAGCTCGGTGAGGTATAGGCGAGATCGCCAGTGATAGAAATCGTGCGCCCGGTCGCCAGAGCCGTGGCCGTGGCCGCGTTGCCGGTCGTGCTGCCAGACGAGCCGCTGACGTTGCCGGTGAGATTCGCCGTGATGGTGCCGGCGGTGAAGTTGCCGCTGGCGTCGCGTGCGACGATTGCCGAGGCGGTGTTTGCCGAGGTCGCAGTCGTTGCCGAGTTGCTGACTTTGCCCGCCGTGCTGATCGTCGCGAGCTTCGTGTCTGCGATAGCCGCGCTCGCGTTGATGTCCGCGTCAATGATGACGCCCGCCGCGATGCTCGTGGCGTTGCCGACGCTCGTCACGTCGCCGGTCAGGTTCGCGTTTGTGGTCACGTTGCCCGCCGTCAGGCCTGCCGCCGTGCCGGTGATGTTCGTGCCGACCAGCGCGGTCGGAGTCCCGAGCGCCGGCGCAATCATGGTCTTGTTGCTCAGCGTGTCCGTGGTCGCACGTCCGACGAGAGTGTCGGTTGCGTCGGGAAGAGTGACGACGCGGCCGGCCGTCGAGACGGCGTCAATCAGCGTCACCGCGCTTGCGGCGCTGGACGAACTGCGAAAGCGGATTCCCTTGTTGAAATCCGTGCCGTCGCTGATCGTGAAAAGCCCGGTGCCCTTCGGCTGCAAATGCACGCCGATGTTCGCGCTCGCGCCCTCGGCCAGAACGTGCAGCGGGTTGCCGACGCCTGTCCCGTTCTTAATCTCAATGTAATCCGTCGCGCTCGCCACGTCGGTCAGGCGCAGGATGTCGTGACCGCCACCGACAATTCCGACCGTGTCTGCGGCCGGGCGATACATGCCGGTGTTAGTGTCGCTGACGAAGAACAGCGACGGAGCCGCTTCGGTTCCGTCGGTAAGCTCGATCTGTCCCTCGGTGCCAATAATCGTGATTTGAGTCGGCGTCTCGGTGATCGTGATATTCGCGCCGGCGACGAGGTTCTTGGGAACGTAGTTCGGCCCTTCGCTGCCGAGGATTTGCCCGCTGCTTGGGATCGGCAAAAGGTCGGTGATCGAAGTCACTCCGCCGCCGCCGCCACTGTTGCCGCGTGCCGCGTTGAGCGTCCAGTCCGCCGCGCTCCGGCTCGGCCGCTCGCGATTGCCGTCGATGTTCGAGACGAACGAATCGCCGTTGATCGTCACGAGGTCCAGCCGCTGATACGTCTCGTCGGGCGACCACTTGCCGCGAGGGTTCAGTCCCTTCGGCTCAGCGAATTCCTTCCGCAGTTGGTCGATCTCGCCGGCACGCGGAAAGCGCGAGAGTTCGTCGGTGACGATGCTCTTCACTGCGCTCGGCAAAGCCGATGCCGCTTCTGCGATCCGTGCCTCGGCCTGCGCCAACAAGGTCGCGTTCTGCTCGCGCTCGGACATAAGCACCGAGTAACGCGCCGCCGTCGTGACTTCCAAAGCCTTCCCGAGTTCGTCAACCTTCGCGGTCAGCGCCGCGCTGGATTGCGCGTGCGCGTCCTGTGCGCGGGCGATAACGAGCTGCTCCAGCTCGCTGCGGATCGCCGGCTCGATCTCTTCGAGGTTTCGCTCGATCTCGGACGAAAGGTGGTCCCGCAACTGTGGCAAAGAATCAACGAGCTTCTTCAGCTCGGCGCGCTGGATGATCGCGAGTTCAACGAGGTTATCGATTTCGGTCTGGGTGTGGATCATGGGAATTATTTTTTGCGCTTCGGTTTGCTCAGCTCGATGATGCTTTGGTCACCGGTGACGCTCTGCTTCGTCTCTTGAATCGTCGTCATCTGCTTCGCCCGGTATTTCTGCACCGCGTCCAGCCAGTCCTCGGCTGCGAGCGGCGTGTTGCGCGAAAACTGATGCTGCACTTCTGCGGCCGCGACCGAGAGGTCTTTTTTCTCCGCCTGCTTGTTCAGCCGCTCGACGATGGCTGTGCTCCAAGAATAGCCCTCGTCCCCGCCCCAGCCCATCCAAGCCTGGTATCCCTTGCCTTGCTCGTCCCAGGTCTCGCCCTGCTTGTCCACTTCGTGCCGGTCGAAAAAGGCTTTCATCCGCCGCACGGTGTCCTCGGACATCGGCCGCTTGTTCATAAGGTCACGCGCCCGGGCGATGCCGACGCTCGTCATGCCGCGCTGTGACATCGGCTTCTTCTCGCGGATCTCAAGTGCGCGCCGTGCGTTGTCCGCCATCGCGTCGGTCGGAATATAGGAGCCGTCGGCGAAGTTGATCGTGACGAGGTTTGAGTCGTTCTGGATCTGCTCGACCGGCTCGATTGCGGCCGGTGCCGCTGCAACGCTGGCCGCCTGCGCTTCTGCTGCGCTTGCACCGACGGCGTCGCCCGCTGCGGCTGCGGCCGCTGGCGTGCTCGGGAGTGAGGTCGTCGTGAGGCGAATCGCCGTCTCCGGCACGCCGTATTTCACCGCCAATTCCTTCACAAATCCGGCTTCAATTGCGATCTGTTCGAGCCGCGAGAAAGCGTCGGTGCCTTCCTCGGCCGCGATCTCTTGCAGCGACTTCGCGCCCTGCCGATTCTCGTTCATGTTCGCCGCTGACTCGCGGCCCACGTCGATTGATAGCTTGGCCGGGAACCGCCACTCGCCCTTGGTTGCCCGGCGCAGAGCTTGAACCATCGTCTCGCCCGCGAGCAGCGGAGGCGGTGCGATCTCGCCGCGTGCGATGGCGTCGAGAATCACGGCGTCCTTGATCGGGTCGAGAACCTTGTCGACCAAAACGCCCTGCTGCCGGGTGAACACGCGGTCAGCTGCTGCAAACTCCGCCCGAACGCTCGGTCCGCGAAAGTCGCTTGTGCCGAACAACACTCCCTCAGGAATACCCACCGAGAGACTTATCTCGTGCATTAAGTGCTGCACGAATCCGGTGAACGCCTGAGACGGCCTCGACGGCATGACCTCGACGCGGTCGCTGTTCTGGAAATATCGAATCATGCCGACCTCGGTCAGCTCGTTTTTCTGTGTCTGTCCGCTCGGCAAACCCATCGTCGGATTCGGCTGGAAAAGGTTGCGCGGGTTGGCGGTCCCGCGGTCGTTGAAGATCAGCGCCGCCTGCTGCGACGAGAAACGCACGCCGGCCTTTTCGGCCTGCAAGATTTCGTGCAGCATCCGCGCCGTCTGAATCCCGCTCGCCAGATCCGACACGCCTCGGTATTGGTCGCTGCGATTTGGATCGAAATAATGGCAGAACTGATTCGCTGGGATGTCCTCGGCGCCGAAGTAAACGCCGTCACGCGTGAGTCGGAAAATGCGATACGCCACCGGCTGGCCGAAGTCGTTCGTAATGATGCCTTGGTAGTAATTATTTGAGGCGACGGCCGTCTCGTTCGGATTGCCGATGCGCGTTGCCGGCACGAGTTGGAGTTTGAGTCCCTCGCCGCTGCGCCGGATGACGAAACCGCAGTCGCCGTCAATCGGTCGTTCCTCGGCCGCGAGCTGCACAAGCTTCTTGAAGCTGTGCCGGTTTGTGACGTCGCAGTTTTTGCACCACGCGTGGAAATAGTCCGAGACGATCTGGTTGTAGTCCCGATCGCCGGTCGTCGGTGAGTATTCGTGCGGCGTCAGGTAGAGTCCGAATTTGCGCGAGATTTCCCGAGCCTCGGGAAAATTGTCAACCAAGTCCCGCGCCTCATACATCATGACCACGCGGTCCCGCTGATTCTGCGAACTCTCGGCCGGCTGCGTGTATTGCTTGGGAGAATACATCCGGTTTGTCCGCGCCGCGTTATACTCGAAAAGCGACTTCTGCACGCGAGCTTCGAGACGCTTGAGCGCCCATGTCGGCGCGATGTTTTCAAGCGCCCGGTCAATCCAAGGTTTTTGCGCGACCAGTTTTGACGCGTCGAAAAAGTCGGTGCTCATGTGTGATTAGTTGCCGGTGAAGCTGACGAAGGTCGTATCCGTTGACGTTCCGGCCGCGTCGGTCAATGCGTCCTGTAAGTTGCCGAGCATGTTGTTGAGCGCGTTCAAGTCCGCCCGGCTCACGCTCTTGCCGTTCAACGAATAGCTCTGGTTGAGCAGCACCGCCTGTATTGCGTCAATCGTCTTGGTCTTGAGCGCCGTCAGCGTCGCGGTGTCCAGTCCGAGAAATGGGTTGTCGAGCATACCACTGCTCGAAACGTCAAACCGGCCCTTCTTTAGTTTCCCCCTTTATTGCTGGGTGATAAAAGGGGAAGTAATTCTCAAACGCTTATCCCTAGGGAAACTCTGGAGTTTGTGGGTCATTGCCGCCTTTTCCCCACAAACTCAGTCCTTCGGCGGCGCGTAGCGAATCACGTTCGCAATCGTCGCCATGCAAAGCAGCATCGCCGAGGTATCCAGACCGTGATTCGGCGCGTTGCTCTTCACCTCACGCCATTCCCAAACGCCGGTGCGGATCTCGACCTTGGACTCGCCCTTGAGATGCTCCAGATACAGCGGATTGACGTCGGCCGGCAGGAGCCATTTCAAATCGCCCTTGGCTTCCAGCGCGTTCGCGAGCAGGTCCTTGAAATAGTCGCCGCTCCAGTCGTAGTAGAACACGTCGCCGCCCCGGTAGTCGCTCACTCGCGGTTCGCTGAACGGGAAGTTAATGAGCTTGTCGGTCGCCTCGTCCCTCATCGTCCACGTCTTTCGAGCGTATCCGCGCATCCCGCGCCAGCCGAAGTCCGCGCAATCCCGATCAACGTCGGCGGGTCGGTAGCCGCGATCTTGGGCAACGCATGAATCCTGCACCTTGTAACGGTGCTGCAACTGCCGCAGTTGGTCCCGCGTCTCGACGCGCCCGAAATAGAGCTGCCGGTAGGTCGGTCCGGTCGCCGAGCTGAAAGCGCCGATCTCGACCCACCAATGGTCCTGCTGCCGGTCCACGGCCATGAAGCGAATCACCTCGCCGTCGATTGCCTCGCCGTTGCTGAACTGGGCGACGGTGTAGTCGCTCGCCTGCACGAAGAGGTTGACGACTTTCTTCTCGACAATCCACGGCCGCGCCTCGCGCTTGGTCTTAAACTCGATCTTCATTTTGTCGTCACCTTGGCGCACGTGGTGGTTGTCGGCCTCGCAGAATTCTTCGACGAGTAGCCGCATCGGCCGGCTGACGAGCGACTCGACACGGAAGCTCTGAATCTCGGCCGGCGCCGCCGGGTTCAGCGGAACGAACCGCCCGGCCCGCTTCCAGCCGCTTCGCGTCGTGTCGGTGTCCGGCGACTCGTGGCCGCAATGTGGACAACGGAAACGGCACGACTCGACGGCTCGCGCCACGTCCCACGTCTCGTCATCGCGCCTCGCCGCGGCATCCCAGACCACGCCGCCCCTCAGTCCGGTTTCTTCGTTCTTGTCCAACGCGAACGCGATGGGGTGAACTTTGTGGCACGCCGCACACTCGGTGCTCCACTCCTGCTGGGTGCCCTGGCGGAAGCTCGTGTCCTCGACGTTGCCGGTTTCGAGGTCCATGATCGGCGCTTGGCTCGTGTTGTAAATCTTCGACCTGCCCACTTCCTCGAAGCGCGAGACGCGGGCGACGGCGTGGCCGTAAACCTCCTGCCACTTCGGCAGCCAAATCTCGTCGTTGATCTTGTAGCGGATGGACTGCGATTGCTGGCTCGAAAGGTTGGCCGGGTTGAGCAGAAAGAAGAAGCCGCCGAAGTAAATTTCCGTGGTCGTCCGGTGCGGCCCGACTCGCGGAAGCATCGCCGCCACCGGCTTGCAGCTCTCGAAAATCGGGTTGAGCCGAGACTTCGCGTGCCGGTCGATCATCTCGTCGGTCTGCATCGTCCAAGAAATCGGCCCAGCGTCGTTGCAAATCAGCCACGGCACCCAGATGTCAGCGACGAGGGTGCCGCCGATCTGCACCGCTTTCCGAAAGTGCACGCGGCGGACCAGCGGATTTTGGAGCGCATCGAAGATCGGAATGAGCCACGGCGAAATCTTGACGTTGAACGGCCCCGGCGTCGCGTAGGATTCCGGTAACACGATGTGCCGGCGCGCCCACTCGTAGATCGGCGAGCGGTCGGGCTGCGGCAGGCGCAGTTTGGTGAGGAGAGCGTCGGAGGCGGTCACGTGTGAATAATCTTCGGACAATCCCTCCGAGCCTCGCAGAGGCGGAGCACGTCGTCCTCGCTGATTTGGTGATTCTGCAAGCCGTATCCTCCGGCGAGGTTCTCCGCGCTTTGCCGGTCGCGACGGTCTCGCGTCCGCCGAATGATCGCAAACGACGGGTCCGCGTTTTGCCAATGCGTGCCGGCGAACCAAAAGGAATGATCAAACGTCCCGCCGCTCTGCCGATGATTGCCGAGGTCAAGTCGAATACCGTGACCGGATCGAATCACGATCGGCTTCTGGTAGCCGCGATTTTCGAGCGAGCGGTAGTCTGGATCGCCGTGCGTGCGCTGCGGCACCGGCTGACGATCAAGATCAAGGTCGGTCTCGGAGTGATGGCGAAAGACGTTTCGCATCCGAGCTTCGACCGCCGTGACGTGACTCGGAACGCTCGCAAGGTAGTCGTGTGGCAGTAGGTTATTTGACGGCCAGATAAATTCGTCGGCGTCCACGACGATCTTCCAGTCGAACGACGTTGGTTCGGCGAGCAAAGCGTTGACCTTGTCGGCCTTGATGCGGTCGTCCATGCCCGCTGGAAATTCGAAGTCTAGCACGCGGACGTTGTCCGCCGCTTCGAGCACTTCCCGCGTGCGGTCCGTTGACCGCGAGACGACGGCGAGGATCTCGTCGGCCCATGCGTAGTGCTGCACGAATAGGCGCGAGAGAGTTTCCTCGTTG